ATATTTGCCGCTGGAGCCGCGGCACCAACCAAAGAAGAAGCCCGCCCAGATGCTTGCTGTGTTGCTAGGTCGCCCATCCTTGCCGCACCTCTTGATTCGATGCCTGCAATATCACCAGCCGCCAAAACGCCCATCCTACCCATATCAGCCAAGCCGCCGCTAAATTGACGACCCGCAAGCTCACCTGTTAAGCCTGCCTGTCTTAATAATTCTTCTTTAACTGGGTCGCTAACGCCTTGATCAGTAGGGACGCCCATAGAGCCTTGCATTGCAGTATCGCCGATAATGCGAGATAACGCCGCTTGGCTGTTAGGTTGGCCGCCTAGGATGTCAGCAGATGATTTACTGAAAGCAGAGCGCCCAAGGTTAGCCGTCCGCTGTAATGGCTGTATAGCTTGCTGTGGTATGCCGCTTGCAGTTTCCGCTGCTTCAATAGCCGCCTCGCGCACAAGCCGCTCACCCTCGATACCTTGCTGTTGTAAGAATTGCGCCGACTCAATAGCTGAAGCCTCCTGCCCCGCCGCCGCTTTCTTGGCTGCGCTCTCTTGTTTTTTGGCTTGTTTTCTTGCTGATACCGCCGAACCTACACCAACCGCTGTACCGACCACCGCCGCTGTTACCGCCGCCATAACTAAAACACCTTTAAATAAGTTCGTTCTGTTGGTTTATAGCCCATTTTATCATAAATCTTAGCCACCTTTTCAGGCTCGCTAGACTCCAATAACATCATAGACCACATCTTAACACCCGCCTCAATAGCTAGATTTTCAGCAAATTTAAGCAGCTTTAAACCCGCCGAAGTCTTGCGATAATCAGGCTCTACCCACCACGCCAATTCAGCACCAACCAAATGATTATGGTTCATCATTAACGGAGCTTTAACGCCTGCAACCATTCCAACAACTAACCCATCAATCTGGGCAACACTTAGCAAACCATGTTCAATACATAGCTCAAATGATGCCGCTGTTGATATTGGGCAAAACTCAATACCCAAAAGCCCATAGGCTATTTTGTGAAACTCTGCCGCCATTTCTACACAGCGCGAAATGTCAGCGCTTGTGCCTTTACGAATTTGCATTGAAAAATGTCACCAGAACAAGTCTGGCGTCCTTTGTTGTTTTGCCGAAGCCGCCTATAGGCTCTGACCTGTGCATTCTGTCAGACTTAAATATAACAGCCCTGTTGGGTTTCATATCGGCCATATCATCAACAATCCATTTGCTTTTATCTTTGTGGTCGTTTTTCCAGATAGCAAACTGCCTTTCATCTACTGGGCCAAATTTCATATCCTCGTCGGCATGACTAACAAATGAAGTTCCTCCCTGACAATCCTCTAGCCTGTTAAGATAAATCATCATACTGTAATCAGACATACTCAAGTCATTATGGGCCTCGTGTGGCGCAAAAACCCCCTCCTGACTTATCCGCATAAACTGAAATTTAACTTCAACATCACCAAAGTATAAGTCAAGCCTAGATTTTATATTATCAGATACAGACTTAGGCACATCAGCAGATACGCCTGAGTAAAAAATGTCATCAACAGGCGATTTAACGCCACTAAAAATATGACTATCCAAACTATCCCTAAACGACTCAAAGCCGCTGAGAAAATCGTCAATTATGAGCGCTTCACCCATCCCGTTTTCCCTGTTCCTGATTCTTTGATATAAATACCCTCGCCAACTGGTGCAGAATCATCAATATAAATTGATTGTGGCCCCTCAGATAATACACCCTCTGGCGTACCTGTTCCAATGGTGGGATTTAATGCGTTTAACAGCTCGACAGTAACCGCCGCAAATCGCTGGAAGTCCTCTGTTGCCCTGCCTGAACCATCTACTATTGGGTATCTGAAATCAGGTGCAACCGCTACAAAATCAGCCAACTATATCGACCTCTAATTTAATAAACACAGGTTTTACAGGCTCAGAAAATACGAACCGTAAAACTCTCGATCTTGGGAAACTATTAACCCTGCGCCAAATAACACGGCGATTATACTCGCCCGCTTTGCCCAAACTTCTAAAGCGGCCATTGCCAAACGACCTAGAGCCATCATCTGAATATTCCATCATCATCATAGGGTCTTGACCAACATCAACAGATGAACCACTCCCAAAAGCAACAGGGACACCACCAGAAACGCCCACGCCTGTCTCCATTACCGCTTCAATAGACGACAGGAAAACCCTATTCCCTAAATTATCAAATGGCTTTGTGGTAACAATCCTTCTGATAATCGTATCGTACTCGGTATATAAATCATTCTGGATTGCTCCAATCCTGCCATCAAGGTTGTCACCAACAATAGTGCGACCATAGGCGGTAATAATTGCTGCAACACGATAGGGGATGTCCTTTTTATTGCTGTAGCTTAGACGCTCGTGCCATAGCCCAGTTATAGACTCATAAACAAAGCAGGTATTAGGCAACTGAAAGCCAATAAAAAAAGCGCCATCTTTACCATAAGACCAACTATAAACGCTCGACAATTCCGCTGCTGTCAGTTCGTTTAATACGTTATCAATGGCTGTGGTGCTGATTTTTTTAAATCCATTGCCAGTAAAGGCATAAATCGAAGGCGACTCATTAACACCAGCGCCCACAAACGCGAATGTATCACCGAAATCAATTATAGAATTAGGCGCAGATATGCCAGTGGTATAAAGCGTTTTATTGTACGTCTGAAATGGTGCGGGTGTGCGGCCAATATTTACAAAAACCTGTGTTGTCTCTGAGCCAAGTATAAACAACCGACCACCAAAACTGTGGCCCGCCCTGATCTGGTCTGGGTCGCCCTCTGCCACCGAGAAATCTAAGGCATCATAAGCAACGCCAGTACCATTTCCCGCACCTCTACCGTCATTTAAGGGCGAATTGATAAACTTCTTACCCGTTGAAGTGGTAAACACAAAGAAGCCGTCAATATAAACAACAGAGTCAGCAGGGCCGTCAAATGCTGGGTCTGTAATGGTGTAAAGTGCGCCGTCTGACTCGTCCCAGATGTAAGAAAGGCCACTGGGCACGACTATGCATACCTGATTACCATTATCAGCCATTGACACACGACCGCTGCCCGAAATATTGCCAAGGCTAACAGTAGTGAAAGTCTCAACACCCTCCAAATCTATTGAGCTAACCAGCTTTATAAGCTCATCACCAATAACAAAATATGGAACCGAAGCGCTTACAATGGCACCGCGCGTTGTTTTAATTGGTGAACCGCCAACTAACTGCTCAATGCCCGCAGTTCCAAACAGGTTGGCATTAGTAACAGTGTCGCCCTGTGGAATATTTGGATACCAGTTAATACACCGTTGCGCCGATATTGGCAAAGATGCGGACTGATAAAAGCCGTTAGCTATTGGGATTTGAGTTTTAGGCATCTGGTTTAGTGACTCCAGCAGGATAAAATGGGTCTACGCTAAACCCTGTGGCGGTATTACCTGAACCCATTGGCAAAGTTGTTTGATAAGTTGTGCTTTGAATCTCATAAGCCGCGTTAAGCATATAACGATAAGATTCTGTGGCATTTCTATCAAGCAACGGTGAAACCAAGCCGCCGAACTCTGGGCCAAGCCTAACCGCTAAGTTTTGCTTAACAGCTTGATTAGCATAAGCTGGAATAGTTACCTCATCACCTAGCGTTACAACTGGCGTATAACCTAAGTCTATGCCATTACTTTCCCATTCAGCCATCATATCATTCAGATACTCGACACCAGATGCGAACTCATCAGCCTCTAGCGCCGCCTCTGAGCCTTGCACCAATATCAACTGTAAAGCTGTTTTTATTACTTGCGCTGCTGTAGACATTCTTTAACCGCCTTTTTAGCTTTGCTTTTAACGTGCTCCATACTTCCGCGCAAATCTATCTTTACGCCGTGAACATCGTTTAAATGAGACTTTAACGCCTCTTTAGTTGTTATCGAGTCGATAGCTTGGCCGCTATCCATATCCACCTCAATAACTTTAACAATCTTTTGCCCTTCACGCTCCCACTTATGCAATTCAGCATAAGCAATGGTGGCTGGCGTTTCGTTAGTTGTAACTGTTGACCCGCAAGGTCGTAGCCATGTAATCATTTTAGCACCCCTTAACGAACAAAGGGGGCCGTAGCCCCCGATGATTTAACTAGGCTTGATTAGCCGTGACCGTGACCAGCCCAAAACTGATTCATAGCACAATAAGCTGGGCGGAAGTCAATACGAACAATCTGCTTGTTAGCATCACCGTCCGCGTACTTACTTACGCGCATCTGCAACCCATCGTTAGTAGTGCCAATGGTATCAGTGCTGAAAAGCTTTTTAATCGGTACAGAACCGATAGAGAAAGCATCCCTATGCCAGAACATATTAGGCTGAATGATTGAACTCTCAGCAGCCAACAGCGTTACGACATCACCAGTAGTTAGGGCACTATCAACAGTGTTATAAGCACCGTTAGCCTCAAATACCGCCGGGCCTGAGATGATCAAAGTGCCGGCACCCGAACCATCGAGCGTGACATCTTCAGTAACAACCGCAGTAAATACAATCTGATTCCCTAGATCGTCCAAGATTGGGCGGCGTGTGGAAAGATTTAAAC